ACATGGGGAAAAACAAAAACAACACACCTCAAGCAATCTCTAAGTAATCCGATCAAAATTACTACGAACATCGCACAATGGCTCTATCTTATAGAAGTCCAATTGAGGAAGTGCTGACTAATTTCACCACTTCAGAGCAAAGTCTTGTAAATCAGAGTGCACTCAAGACACTTCAAGAAAAAGAAGCAAGAGACCAGAAATTCTTCAACTTCCATATGTCCCCAACTGGGAAACAGAAGCTGATAGCCTCTGGAATCTACTTATCCCCTTTTTCTTTTGAGCCTCACTCGCACCCTATTTGCAAAACTCTGGAGAATTTTATGCTATATAAGGTCTTGCCCAATATTATAGACCCCTCTTTTTTCTTTGTTGGTATTAASAATAGTAAATTAGATTTCTTAAAGCAAAGAGAAAAATCTCTTGATCTCTTGACCTGTATCAATAGATACGTTACTAGTGCTGATAAAATTAGATACAGTAATGCTTTTGTGGTAAACTCAGCCAAACCCATAGATTGCCTGCATCGACAGAGGGATTTCAACTTTGACCCTTCATTAAGAGACTTGTTGCCTAAACTTATTACAAGCAAGGCGAGAAATGTGTTTTTGCATGATGAATTGCATTACTGGCCCATTAAGACCCTGCTTAATTTCCTAGATGTGTTGAAACCTAACAAACTTGTTGGAACACTTGTTTTTCCACCTGAATTGCTGATAGGGTCAAAGAAAAGTTTAAACCCATGGTGCTATGAATTTGAAAAATCTGGTCCAGATGATTTTTCATTTTTCCCCGATGGGGTTAGAGAAGAGGGCTATCATCAAAAAATTTCATGTGGATTTCTGTTACGTGCAAGCAAACTCATTACTGCTTCAGGGGACGTTTATTGCGTTGACCTCCTATGCTCCAAATTTGCACATCACATGGTGTCTATAACGAAAGGGGAGGCCCTTGTTAGTCCTGTAAGATTTTTTGGCAACTTCAATGCAGTTAGCTCAGATGACTTTGGCAGGTTGAACAAATTTTCTGACTCTATAATTCCGATGTCATTTGATGTAATTTCCAGGATTTACAGGTACTTAAGGACTTTACTGAAACCAGATCAGGAATCAGCCATGGCTAAGTTAAGTCAACTTGTGCCAGAACCCACTGGCTTTGAGATTAAATTTGTGCAGGATTTCAGTAAGCTAGTGATTCAGACTCAAAAGCTTAATACTTTCTTTGATGACAATCTTATGGGAGACTTTCTGGCCTTTATGCAGAAATTTTTACCAGGACCCCTAGCTAGAGGTTGCAAGGCGTCAAGGGTGAGAAGCTTGGATGCATTTGTGGAAAACTTGAAACCCTTGAGCTTTAAGGTTGCAACAAAGAGTTTTGCTTACTCTGATGACTTGTCTTGGTCCACTCTCAGAAATCTGGAGGCTGAAAGCAGCGTGGATTTGCCTTACTTGCTGGATAATTTCTCATCTTCCAACACAGCAGAATCAAGAAGAACTCCTTATTTCATTGAAGCTTATGCGGACACAATTGATTTTAATGAAACAAGGATGCTTAATCTTTTGATGGAATTGATGTTAATTGCATACTTGAGAGGAAGAACCATTAAGCCAACATTGGAAGATGCTAAAATTTCCATCAGAAGAGTGATTAAAGATCTGGCAAGAAATAAAAATCATTGGTTTTTATCATTGTTTTTGAATTTGTCAGAGGCCATGCAAGATCACTTGCTGCTTAGAGCCTACTGTATGGGGTTAGCCAGGACTTATCATGCTAAGGGTTTTAGAAAGCAAAAGAGGGTTTTTCTCCTTACCAATTATTCTGAAGGCAATCACCTTCAGCGGAGAGAAAGCTGTTTGTATGCTAAATGTATTGGTGAGATCTTGGGTGGCGGCCTAGGGAGTTTCATGAGGTATGATAGCACGAAACGCAAATTTTTGAGTGACTCAACTACCTCGGATAGCTCTGAAGATTTGAGCGAGCAATCAACATCCGAAAAGGAAATTGAGAAAGAGAGGGAACCTGAAAAATCCCAGCATGCTTTGCTAGTTGACATAGCTCCACTTCCATTTAGTAAGCTTAGTTTGGAAAAGAGGCCTAAATCGCCCACTTTGTCACTTGATTGTGCATGTGGTGTTTCTAGGCTGATCTCTAAAGTTAAATTGGTGGACTCATTAAATTTGGTGGAAAGAAAAAGGACTGATCACAATTTATATCACTGGTTTTCTAGGTTCTTAATGAATCTTCTCCTAGGAAGTCAAGAGTTGCAGCCATCTAAATGGCCATCTTTCTTGCAACTCATATGTAAAGCCAGTGGTATAGATGACATGGATTACTCAGGGGCTTTGATAATTGATTTCTCTGGAGGGGAGAATCTTGATTTGGATGACATAATTTTTGAACCTTACCTTTCTAAAGGCAATATGATTATAGCTCATTTAGGCGGAGGAATTGACATTTCTTTCAAAGGAAAAAATTGCTCTTCAAGTATTGTCTTATCTGAGCCCTCCTTTATTGAGCTATTTACACAAAAGTCTGAGGATCACTCTATACAATTGAAACCTCTAAGTCCGCAATCATGTGTGCTTATCTTAATCAGCAGCTTATTTCAACAGCGAAGAAAAGTGGTTAGTGAAGCTTCTAGTTCATTTTCCAATTGCCAAGAGGAGTGCAAGCAGGAGTCAGAGCCCGAGATAAAGCAGGTGTCTGGAGAAGATCCCCTAATTTTTGAACCCAAAGGTGATGATGTCATTGAATATGAATATTTGGACACAACTGTTGAAGTCACTGCTGGAAGCCCAGTGGGAAAGTACAAGCTCGTTCCTACAAAAGGTGATGGCAACTGCTTCTGGCATGCCTTGGCCTTCTTTCTCGATTTGGATGGCAAGCAACTTAAGGAAGTTGCAAAAAAAAGAGCTGCAGAAAATAACTTGATAGATGATAGTGTCATGCAACAGCTTGAGCCTGATGTCTATGCTGAGATTGAATCCGTCTCGATAGCCGTGTCTTTCTTTGGTTGGAACATAATTGTCTTCAATCAAAAGGATCGAGAAATCTGGAAAGTAACAAAAAAGGCCAATGATAAGTTCTTAAGTCTCAATCTCTCAAATGAACACTTTGAACCCATAGTTCCAATTAATGATTGCCTTCTGAAATCAATTGCTGAAGCTTTAGGGAGACCTTTTAGGGACGTGCTTCGAGTTGTCAGTACTAAGGGCAATAGCATGATTTACCAAGATCTGATCAATGGAGATGGGGTCCCGAAGTGGCTCATTGAAAGATGCTTTGAATTATTTGGCATCAAAGGTCTAGTTAACTGGGATGGGGAATTAACAGTAGTAAATCCTGCTGGAAAGTTTGAGCATAGTTTTGATCTAACTGGGGATCATATTGAATATGTTAAAGCAAGTAGGAGAAGCATTGGTGGCTTAGCCAGAAACAGACTAAAGCCATCCTCACTTAAGGCTAATGATATGATTCTAAAGCAAGCTGGCTCAACTTTACAATTCAAGCTGGATTTTGCTAGAGCCACTATTCTTTCACAATGCTTTTATGAGGGTGTAACAGGTGCAATTAGTTCTAATCTTTTTCATGATCAAGGCAATTTGATTGAGCAGTCAATAAACCCAGATGGTGTTGAAAGGGAGATCACATGGATTCTTGGAACCTTTGGAGCCGGAAAAAGTTACCTCTTTAAGAAGTTCATGGTTCAAAATCCTGGCAAAGAGATCATATTTATCTCACCAAGAAGAGCTCTGGCTAATGAGATTAAGAGAGATGTAGCAAAAGCTATTTCTTTTGGTGGAGAAAAATTGCAAAGCAAGGTAAAGGAGTTAAGCAAGAATTGGTCAATAATGACCTTTGAAACAGCAATTTTAAGTGCAAACAGGATCAAATCAACTAGTTGCATCATACTTGATGAGGTCCAATTATTCCCACCTGGCTATTTGGACCTACTTGTTGCTCTAACTCCACTTGAAAGCTCTATATTTGCTGTTGGTGACCCTTGCCAGAGCTCATACCACTCCAGCAAGGACGAAATTTATTTAGGGCCTTTGGAGGGCGACATAATGCTTCAACTAAATGGGAAATCCTATAAATTTAATGCCCAGAGTTTAAGATTCAAGAATCCTGACTTTGTTGGTCGCCTACCTTGCACCTTTGGCAGTTTGAGTGATCTGAGTCATAATAGTATTCTCATCTTTGAAGGCTTAGACAGTTTTTTAATCTTGCCACAGAAATATAAGGATGTTTTCCTTGTGTCTAGCTTTGATGAGAAGAAGATACCAGAAACTTATGTGGGAAATGATGCAAAGCTCTTGACTTTTGGTGAATCTACTGGCCTTAATTTTGAATTTGGCTGTATTTTACTCACAGGAATTGGGGAGTCAGTGAGCGAAAACAGATGGATTACAGCCTTGTCCAGGTTTTCCAGGAATCTAGCGTTAATTAATCTTACTGGTCATAGTTTGGACCACATAAAGGCAGTCTATGCTGACAGGACTTTGGGCAAATTCCTCAATAAGACTTTCCAGAAAAGTGATTTCCTAAATTTCTTACCTGGAAATCCAAGCTTTACCTCAAGTTTCAATTCATCTGTTGGTGCTTCCCATGGAGTCAAAGAAGAGAAAGTTAGAGGAGATCCATGGCTAAAAGGAATGCTCAATCTTGCTCAAGATCCTGATGTTCAAGACATCGAAGTGCAGAAGGTAGCCAACTACTCCCAATCAAGCAAAACTCATGTAGCTAGGGCAACATCAGAGGTTGTTAGAACTAGCTGGGTTCACAAAATCAGAGAAAAGTTTTCTAGGGAGAAGAGAATTGGACATTTGGTATCAAACCAGTTTGCTGAGGAGCACAGTAAAAATAATGGGATTATAATGACAAATGCTGCTGAGAGATATGAGTCAATATACCCCAGGCACAAAGGTAGCGATACTGTTACTTTCCTGATGGCTGTCAAGAAGAGATTAAGGTTTTCTAATCCAAGAGTTGAAGCAGGGAAGTTAAATACAGCCTCATTATATGGAAAGTTCATGCTCAATAAGTTCTTATCCAAGATACCCCTTAAGACCCATTTGGACCATGACAAGATGGATAGAGCTAATAGGGAATTTGAGGAGAAGAAAACTAGCAAGCCAGCCGCAACAATTGAAAATCATAACGCCAGATCTTGCACAGATTGGTATGCTGATCTTGCTCAAGTTTTTATGAAGTCACAGCACTGTACAAAGTTTGAAAACAGATTTAGAGATGCCAAAGCTGCCCAAACTATTGTATGTTTTCACCACTCTGTACTTTGCAGGTTTGCTCCTTATATTAGGTATATAGAGATGAAAGTCAAAGAAGTGCTACCATCCAATTTCTACATACACTCTGGATTGAGCATAGAAAGCTTGGATGACTGGGTGAGGAGCAACGACTTTAATGGAGAATGCACAGAGTCCGACTATGAGGCTTTTGATGCAAGCCAAGATGAGTACACTCTAGCATTTGAGCTTGCTTTGATGGAGTATTTGAAGCTGCCTAAGGATTTGATAAGTGATTACCGATTCATCAAATTGCATTTGGGGTCCAAGCTAGGCATGTTTTCTGTTATGAGATTCACTGGAGAAGCCAGCACCTTCTTGTTTAATACTCTGGCCAACATGTTGTTCACTTTTCTCCGCTATGATCTTAGAGGTAATGAATCTATCTGCTTTGCGGGAGATGACATGTGCGCTAATAGGAAGTTGAAGCTGAATCTGGATTATGAGGATTTTCTAAAAAGAATTCAATTGAAGGCCAAGGTACAATTCACGAGAAAACCGACTTTTTGTGGCTGGAACTTAAATTCTTTTGGCATTTACAAAAAGCCTCAACTAGTGTTTGAGAGGATGAAGATAGCTCAAGAGACAAATAATCTTCATAATTGCCTGGACAATTATGCCATTGAAATGTCTTTCGCCTACTCACTTGGGGAAGTTGCCACAGCTCTTATGGACGATGAAGAGCTTAATAGCTATTATTGTTGCATTAGATTGATTATATTAAATAAGCATCATTTAAAATCCTCTGTTAGACTCTTATTTGAGAAGCTTAGGTTTTAGCTATACTTATTGATATGGATGTGATAGTTAAGAAACTTAGGAGTAGAGGTTTTACTTTTAATAAGCCTATTGAAGGTAGTTTTCTAGTAGTTAATTGTGTTCCTGGTGCTGGCAAGAGTTCCTTGATTAGGGAGTTAATTGAAGAAGACTCTAGGTTTGAGGCTTTCACCTTTGGACACCCAGATAAACCTAATGTGACCAATTGCTTCATCAAATCTTCAGATGAAATAAGATCAAGACAGTTTGCCATTGTTGACGAATACACAGAAGGAGATTTCCGCAAATTTGATCCCATTGCCATTTTTGGGGACCCTTGTCAGTCAACTGCTTTCAAAGAGCCCAACCTGATTTGCAATTATTTCTCTACAAGAACTTTCAGATTTGGGAAGGCGACTGCAGCTTTGCTGAGGTCACTTGGGTTTAACATTTGGGCTGATAAAGAGGATACTGTTGAAATTGGACACATTTTTGAGCGTGAACCTGAAGGCCAAATCGTGTGCTATGAGCCAGAGATTCAAAGACTAGTTGAGAGGCATTCTGGCTTTGCCTTGACTGTTGAAGACATCAGAGGAATTACTGAAGATGTTGTTACTTTTATAACATCTGAAACTAAGTTTGACAATAAGCATTCAGCTTTGATCTACCTCTGTTTAACTAGACACATGAGTAAGCTGCTTATTCTCACTCCGGATGGCTCTTACACCTCCTCCTGATCATTCGAAAAGCTTGTTGGCAATTTGTGTTGGAATAGCTATTGCATTAGTTTTGTACTCCTTGACTAGGAGCAATTTGCCTCATGTGGGGGATAATCTTCACTCTTTGCCTCACGGAGGATGTTATCAGGATGGTACTAAATCCATAAGCTACAACTCTCCTGCTAGAACTTACCCTGCCAGTACCCTTTTAGCTAAAAGTGCTTTCAATCCTTTTCTCATAGTCTTACTTTTATCAGCCTGTATTTTTATACTTTCAAAGAACCAAAGCCACTCATGCAGGAGTTGCAGAGGTTACTGTTAATAGTAGTTATTTCCAGTTTGCTTGGTTTGTTAGCTTTAAATCTTTTAAGTCAATCTGAAAACTGCTTGATATTGATTACAGGTGAATCTGTTAGGGTTGTGAACTGTGGCATTACAAAAGATTTGCTGGAGCTTGTTAGAGATCTTAAACCTTTTGCATTTGATAGAACCCCTTTAGGTTGTCTAGGGTGCAGAATTGATAAACAATGAGTGAAGATAATCAAAAAGGATTGAATGAGACGGATGAACAATATGAGGCCCGAAAGCAAAAAGAATGGGACAATCGAAATGCCAAAAATCAAAGCAAGGCCAAAAGTCAAAAGAAGGCTAGTGATAAGACCGCCATTGAAGCTTTAATCAAATTGAGTGAGGAAATGACGCAGCGGTTCGATGATATTGAAAATTTTTCTAGAGATCATGTTCCGGTTCACAAGGTGAAAAATGCAAATTTCTTTGACCATCGGAATAAGACACCGGTTTCTGATAAGTTAAAGGTGGATAAGAGTAATATCTTTAGCAATCCTACAATTGACAACTTAGAGGAAATGGTCTGGCAATCTGAGTCGAACGGCCTGGCTAGTGCAGAGGCTCTAGCTAAAATAAGCGCCAAGATTCAAGGCCTGGGTTACCCCAGAGAAGATATGGCTCAGTTATTTTGGGACTTGTCTAGGTACTGTGCCAACACTAGCTCGTCTGCCCAGATGAAGCCTGAGGGGGTTTTCGAACATTCTAATGGAACTGTGTCCAAGGCAGCTGTCCTAGCTGTCATAAAAGATCAATCAACTCTGAGGAAGGTATGCAGAAGCTATGCTCCAATTGTTTGGAACCATATGCTGATTACTAATTCTCCTCCTTCTGATTGGCAAGCTAGAGGTTTTACTGAAAGCACTAAGTATGCAGCTTTTGATTTCTTTGATTTCATTCTCAATCCAGCTGCAGTGCAACCATTAGAAGGTCTCATTAGGACCCCTACTGATGATGAAACAATTGCTCATGCCACATACAAAAGGATTGCTCTCGACAAACATGCAAGGAACAAGAGGTTTGCTAATTACTCTTCAGAAATCACAGGAGGAAAGTTTGGACCTGACTTGACTAGAAAATGGAGAGATGACAAAAGGTAGGTCTTACATTTCGCCCGAAGGCGTTAAACTACGGTGGCATTCAATTGCTGCAGGAATCTGGGCTGCTAGTGCCAAAACTAGATTGGGCATTAACTTGTCCTATTGGCCTTAGAAAAGGTCGCCACTCATGGCTAAAATGGGGTTCTTCAGGGAGGACTGCAAATAACCTGCCCACCCAAGGGTTAATGGGCGCATGTTGGTGGCTAGGGCGTAAGAACAACCCACTATGCTTGCCAGGAACAAGTAACTGGCCAACTAGAGGTGGACCTCTAGCGTCCGTCATAGCGAATTATGACTATCAGAATAATTCTGAATTCAGATAATCTGACGACTGCCCAGGCGTTATTGGGGGTAGAGTGAGGGGAAATCCCGTAGTTCTACTTGTGTTACCAAGAGTATCGGCAGTGACGGCCCCTTTGATCTAAGAAGACAGGATTTGGGGCACAACGACTAGCTCAAGGACACAAAAGCCGATTTCAAGCTGGCTAAAGCTGTTCGTTCTGGCCCGTACTAATAGACCAGACTTATCAAAGTTTTCTGACAAAGCCTAATTAATAAATAAATCAGAGAACTATAAACTAATGGTTTTTCATTATTAATTTTAGCCTATTCAAGAGCCAACGAGCTCCTCTGG